AACATGTGTGTTTGCTGGATATGGCTGTTAGCCTGGCATCTTCATCAGGATCACCACCACTGTTGATAGTAGTCCCGCCACCACTGTGCCCGCTGTTGCTATGATGGTCTTGGTCTGTGACTTGTGGCTGTTGGTCATGTCTTCACTCATCTTGCCCAGTCTGTACTCGATCGCACTCAGCCTGTCGTGTAGGCCCTTGTACCTCTCCGAACAGAGGTCCACGTGTGCTTCTAGGTTTGTCTTTTCTAAATCTGTTGTACTCATTAATCTTATATACTCTCTCAACTCCTGTTTGATCTCTCTGATCTCCGCTCCTAAAGCCTGGAATTGTGCCTGTGTCATCGCCTGTGCTAGCCTTAATAAGTTTTGTAGTGTGTGCCTTAATCAAGTATTATTTATCTATGGGACCAGCGTATGAAAAGTAGGTGTTTTTACTGACAGGCATCATGGTGTCGAAAGTGCTCAGGGGGAATGTGACAGTCTCCTTGCAGAAGGAGAGTATGGGCACCTGGTGGAAGTCCTCCACTAGTTGTGCCACGGGATCCGTGTCGTCACCGTACACACCGGTCTGTTCCGTGAAGAACTGGAAGTGCCACGTGGTCTGCCGGCCCTCGTAGAACGATCCGAATATGTGGTTCTTGAGGCTCTGTATCTCGATCCGCTGTGGTGGCAGTTCCCAAGTGATGTTGCCCCTCATCTGTAGGAGTTGTAGCATAGTGTTGAAGTTCGAGTTCTGGTTGCGGGCTATGGCCAACGAGTGCTTGTCGTGTATGACCTCCCCGGCTTTAGTCTTGAACGGGAACGCCTGCTTCAGGTTGCCGTTGTCTGTTATGTCCACCAAGGTGTGAATCCTGTACTCGTGCATAGCGATATTTAAGTCATAAAAAAAGGGCGGAGCCAATTAAGGACCCGCCCTTTTGTTGATCCAGTCTGTTGACTAGTGGTTATGCTTACGCATCACCCCTTTGGTCGAACATTCCGTAGATGGCATCATCACCTGTTGAGCCTACGCCCTCTGGTAATAATGTTCTGATTTTAACGTGAACGTTACCTGCTGAGTCACTAACCGCTAGGCTGGCTAGGATGTCAGACTCAAGGTCAGCTTCAGCGTCCGCTATCACAGTCGTGTCAACATCCATGTTGATGTCGCCGGCTGAGTCCGCGTTGTTGAATTGACCCGGTGTGCCTTCAACGATGAACTGGTATGAGTCGATTGAATCATCCGCGTCTATCGCCGCCACTTCAGCCGCATCGTTGTCAGTGGCTTTCGCCGCTGTTCTGTATGATGCCGCAAGTAGTGTACCGTTCTTGTTCACGACCTTGGCTGTCTTGTCAAACACAGAGTCAAGTGACTCAAGGTTTGTGGCAGAAGCCGTGATCGCGTCATCGAAGATGACTTCAATGAAAGTTAAACCCTTACCATTGAACGCCTGTCTTCTTGTTAGATCAGTTGATCTGTTTTGTGTTATTGGCATTGTGTTTCTCCTTTTATGCTATTGCGATTACGCTAGTACCATTTCAGAAGCCGCAACAGTTGAAAGACTCACATCGTAAGTCGTGTCATCTGAAGTTGCTGTTCTAGTACCTCTGGCCGCTAGTGCTGTACCTAAACTTCTGATGTAGGTCTGCATGTTGGCCGCCGCTGTCGCTGTTGGAGAAGCAACGTTACCGTCTGAGTCACCCCAAGTGTCTTCACCCTCAACACCCACAGTGATAACACCGTTGGTTGTTGTTACGTTGAAGTACTTGATTGTTCCTCTGGTTTGGATCGCTTGCATGATCTTGTCCACGATTCCACCGTTGTGTGTTAATCCATCGATGTCAAGAGCAGTGTTAGTTGCATCCTTCACTGTTACCGTGAAAAATTCAATGTCCTTACCTGAACCGATTGATACTTTGTCTGCTGTGTAGAAAGCAGTACTGTTTGAGTTAATTGCCATTGTTAATCCTCCTTTTTATCTGATTAAATGACTGCGATGCCGCTCAGGCATCACGTTAAATGTATTTATGGGTGTGTTTGGTAAATTATGCTGTATTATTACGTTTTCAGCCAGACTTCGTCACTTTTGGTGCGTTTTTTGAACTGATAGCCCAGATCTCGCAATATGTCCTCGGCACGTTTCACTGTGTCTGCCCTCTTGTCACGCTTCATCTCGATGTTGATCACGGCGTTGTTCTTGGTCAGTGTGTCGCGGGCTCCCTCCAGCAGGGGCACCTCGAATCCGTCCACGTCTATCTTGACGAAGTCCACGTTGGTCAGTCCAAAACTGTCCAAGGTCCTGCACTGGATGTCACCTGCACCCTCGTTCAAGATCGTCGAGTTGAAATCCTGTTGGGCCTGGTGTTCCTTGTTGGATAAACCATAGGGCCATAGTACCACGTTGGTTTCCGCGATGTTCTTCTTGAAGCACTGCCTAAAGTTGGGATTGGGCTCGAAGCATATCACACTGTGGAATCTTTTTGCCAGTGGTCTGGTCCACTGACCTACGTTGCTACCTATGTCCAGGCACACGCGCCATTGGTTCACGTAACCCAGTGCGGCGTCCCTCTGTGGCTGTTGGCCATGTCCGGCGTCCTCCAGGTATGTGGGTTCGGTGTGCTGTCCATACAGCACCCAGAAACTATTCTCGCTTGGCATCACACTCTTGACAGCCGCAGTCCGGACAGTCAAGACACTCGGTGCATGATTTACCACAGTGCTGTTCACAGCCACACCGCTCACAGATGTACTTGATCATCACACGGCCCCCTTCATGGCCCTGTGTAGGTCCGTGCCCGCCAGTTTGGCGGCTAGATGCTGGAGCAGTTTCTTCCTTGTGACCTGCTTGTTCTTGTCATCCAACCCATTGTAGTTGGCGATATTTCTTCTGAGGTTCTTGTAGTTGGCGTCAGTTATGTTGAGAGCCCTCTCCAGTTGCGTCAGATTCCGGTAGTGGTCTTCCCAGGTCCTTAGGTATCTCCTCACGGCCATCACGGGCACCGGTTGCCTCTGCCTCATGGCCTGTGCTTGGTTCTTGTTCTTTAATTTTTTTGTTATCTCCGGATCACCGGTCACTATGGCCAGCATGTTGGCTAGATCATTGTTGATCATCCTGACCTGGTCAAACGTGCCCTTGGCCATGGTCTGGTCTGCGTATGATTTAGCAAAGTCCCTCATCTCCCTGATCTGGCTGAACAATGAAAGCGCGAGGAAACTGAGGTATATCCTCTCGGTGACTTCTGGAAACGTGTATCTCTGCAAGTCACTCTGTCGCCTTATGACCTTGCCCTCAGATACATACTTTAAGAATGGTGTAAGCATACCCATATTTATAGATACTATGCAACGTAATTTTATATTGACCGACGTGATGAAGACCGGCAACCACCTAGAGCTGGAGGACTACATCAACATGAATTCCATGCCGCACCAGGATTTCCACATGACCGGGGAGTACTACACACTGCATGACTACAACCTCGACGCCTATGATCGGAGGTTCGCCATGATAGACACCCGTGTGGAAAATCAACGGTTGAAAGACAATCCAGAGTTCATGGCAGAGATAGATCGCAGGATACAGCTCTTGAAGAGCCAGAACTTCGTGTTCATAAAAACCACGCCATGGGAGAGTCCCTCCACGCTGGAATCAGAGGACACATGGCCCATGGTGGACGTGCCGCACGTCAGGTGGACCGGCGACACCAGCTGGTTTTGGTGGCTGATGTACAAAAAGTACAAAGATCATGATTTGGAATTCAAACACACAGAGAAGAAGTTTGACTTCCTTTACCTCAACAAGACACCAAAAAAGCACAGGAAGAAATTATACGATCAACTGCACACCGACATCAACACGGGTAGTCTGGTGTCATATTGGCCTACCCTTAAGCTAGCGCCGGAATATGAAATTGTGCATCCTTATCCAGAACGGGGGTTGGACCAAACGATCATGCCCAGGCAGTATGAAGACACCAAGTACTCCCTGCTGTCCGAATCTACGGACGTCAACACAGAAGTTTTCATGACCGAACGCATCTGGAAATCTATAATCGCTGAGCACGTGTTCGTCGTCCATGGCAACTACCTTTACCTGCAGAAACTCAGGGAGATGGGTTTCAAGACATTTTCGAAGTATTTTGATGAGGGCTATGACCTTGCGCGAGATCAAAACGAACGGGCGGAAAAGATAGCCAACACCTGTAGGGATCTACTCACCAAGAACTGGCAAGACATTTACCTGCAAACGAAATATTTAAGACAGCACAATAAGAATAACTTCTTTGATGAGGGCAGACTAAGTGCTGAGATCAATAAACAGTTATCAATTTTTCTTGAATTTGCTGATCGCAGTTAGATTCCTCCTGGAGAATCCCAACCTATCAACCAATTTGACCGCACTGCCCGACCGGTCCACTGCCACGAAACCCTCTGGCTCAGTGACCTCCAAGCCACTGTCGGTTTGCTGGAATGAACCTATGGCCTGGGCCTGGTTCATCTTCTTCAGCACGAACGCCTTCATGGTCTGTACAGCACGATAGAAAGTCAGCATGGCCTGTAATGGCTTCTTGGCCCTGTTGAGGAAGATGGGCATCTGTTTTATCTTCTCTTGTCTTAAGTTGAGAGCCTTCTGTGCTTTCAGGCCTGACATCTGCTGTGTCATCCTGTCGTTGTAGAACCTCTTGAATCCCAGTAGGAACCGGTTGGCATCGTTTGGAAGTTTGCCTTCCCTGACCATGGCGTTGATGTACATCTGGAACATGGGCACGAAGTCCTGATTCTGTCCCAACACGCTGGCGAGGTTCCTCGGCACGTTGTTTAACAATGATTCCAGTTTCTCGATACCATTGTAGAACTGTTTTGTTTCCACGTCTGTGAACTTGGCCGACCCTGACACGTCTTTATATGTTGCGTTGTCAAAGAACACGTCTGGTGACTGGGTAAACGCATCAACATCCGCTCCCGCCTGGGCGTTCATGTCCGCCAGTGAGTCCCCCACGTATGTGGTGTGGAATATGATGCCCACCTTGGCCCTGTCAATCCGCCGTCCTAGGTCTGACTGTTCTGGCACAGCATAGGTGATGGTGTTGGGTGTGAACGTGAGGTTGGGCTTGCCGTCGATGTTCTTACGAGTTATGTCCTCGTCGGTGAACAACAGGTCACCCTGGTACACTCCAGTCATGTCCAGTTTCTTGAGATGCACAAGACACTTGAGTAATTTCTGTCCCAGGTCGTCCGTGCCATGGTTGTTTGCTATATCTCGCTTGGTGTAATTTACTTTTGCCGCCTTGGCGAAAACTGACTTGGTGCCCACGAAGAACCGGCCGTTGTCGGGGTTGATCCCACACACCACCGCGGGTGCGCCATCCCATTTAACTGACACCTTCACGGCCTCTGAGCTAGTTCCTTTCAGTGTTAGTAGCAGGCCCCTGAAATAATCCAATACGGCCCGACCACCCTCGTAGCCGTCGGTGATCACGATGTCCTCGATGTGCTCCAGGTGTGTCCTCTTGAATTCTGTAAGGACGTCTTCTATCAGCATGTGATTAGTCCTCTTGGTAGTCGCCGTCTATGGTCTTCAGCACGTTCTGTTTGATGTCTCTGTTTTCTTTTATCCTAGCAACGCCTTTGCTGAACTTGGATGCATCCATGTTCTTAAGTGCTGAGTTGAATTTCTTTTCAAGTTTGTATGCGGTGTCCTGGTCGAAGTTCTCCCTGATGTAGTGCATCAGTCTTATCGCACTTTCCAGGATGTGTGATGCCCTGCTCTCGACCACCTCCTCCTTGTCCCTTTTCAGGGGCATTGAGCTGAGTTCTTCCAGTAGACTTCGCGTGTGTTTTTGCATATCTAAGGTATTTACTCTTTATTGTAGCATAATAAAAGCAAAAGTCTACTTCAAATGTTGTCGTAGATAGTTCGAAAGGTAGTTTTCCAGCGTTCTGTACTGTGCGGGAGCGTGATGTATGTTATAATCTGTATGGTCATTGTCTGGCATGTTCTGCCACATGTATTGGTTACCACAAAACGAAAACAGATCTATAATATTTTTGTTTGACTCTATAAGATCAGTTTTAGTAAATCCTTTGTAACCTTTGATGTGTTTCCTGTCAAACTTGTTGCACATGTCAAACATGATATGATTTATATTCCTGCTTTCCAAGAAGGCAGACAGTAAAACCACTTCTGTAAAGACCTTGTCCCAGTAAGTCTTTATGTTTGGTATATTACCATAATACAGATCTATCATTAATGCCAACTTTTTCTTGTCCACCTCCGTGGCCAGCGTGTGTCTAGTGGAATCCAAAAGCTCTTTTCTCTGTAGGGGGAACCATGCTCCGTCGATGGGATCTTCGTTTTGTGCGATGGCTAACTCCCATCTGTGAGCGAAGGTGATCGGTATGATGACAAAGTGCGGATTACCATTCTGTGCTATCCATTCAACTGTTGTCCTACAGGTCCGTTGGAAACTGGTCGCCGCTTTTGATATGTTCTCCACGCTATCGCACCCAAGAGCCGAAACAAATTGGTTAGATGGGTTCCAACACTCCCCAAAACTACAACCATTTATTAATAAAGTGTTCATTTATTGTTTTTAATTAGTGCTCTTGAGCAAATCAACATATATATTTTACATGAGAATGAATCCACAACAGTTGCGCAGAATGTACTCTCACCCGGATCCGGACCTCGATCTAGAGGACGAGTTCTGGCCCTTGATGGGTGTGTTCGTCACCATACTGTTGGGTTGGACAGGACTTATACATCTGATCGACTGGCTGACCTTTAATGCCATACCGCTCTGGATGGAACCATTCACCATCACACCCTTGATATTCCTCGTGGTCATGAAGGAGCGATACGATAGCATCAATCCCTTACACTGGTGGCCCATGTTCTGGGGTTACCGTTGTCCATTGCCGGAGGAGGATCACATAACCATAAGGCCACTGGAAGCCGAGGATGTGTTGAAGAAATACGGTGGCAGGATGAATGTGTTCATCGTGGATCACGAGCACATCAAGTTCCGCAAGCGGAAGGATGCCGTGATGTTTGGATTGACTAACCTTATTTCCTAGCGGGTCGGAACACTGAGCCGTTGATCTCTTCGTACAGTCGCAACTTGTCAGACAGCTCTTTGATTATCTGTTGGTAGTCCGCTATCTGCACCTCGAGGTTGCCCAGTTGCAGTCTCAAGATCCTTATCTCGTCTTGTAGGTCTACCTTATTTTCCTTGTCCTGCATACGCCTTGTAACTTCTCTTCTTGTGCTTGTTCATGGAGCTCTTCTTGATCCTGCTCTTGTTCCTGCCTTGAGAGGTCTTCTTGGCCGCGCCTGGTGTGTATCCTGATGTGTTGTGTAATGCCATGTCTCGATTATATAGTAGACACGATCTCAAGTCAAGTATATAATGTAAATAGTTTTATGATAAAGTTCTCCCTAAAGTGTGAGTGTTCGGCCAAGTTCGAGGGCTGGTTCCCCAGCAACGAGGACTACGAGAACCAACTGGCACAGGGACAGTTATTGTGTCCAATGTGTGACAGCACACAGGTCAGGAAGGACATCATGGCACCAGCGGTGCCAAAGAAGAGCAACGCTCGGAAGCGTGGTAAGGCGAAAGTCAAAGAGATGGCGGGTGACCAGATGGTGATGGGTGGACAGGCCCGAACACTGTTGAAGCAGATACAGAACCACGTGGAACAGAACTTCGAGAACGTGGGCAAGAACTTCGCTCGAGAGGCCAGGAAGGCA